TAACATAATGAAAGCTTGGTACTGTGCATGTAAAAATACCTACACTACAAAGGATTGTAAGTGTAAAAAGGGAGGGCAGAGATACTACTCTGCTCTACCTCATGGTATAGGTCCTTTAACAGGACAGGGAAACTCAACAGTTGATAATACCAATACATCCAGACAGTCAAGTTCGGATAGTACTGATTATCAGTTGTAAATAAAACGAACAATATTTTAATCGTTATATAACTATAAAAATTCAAATTTATGAAAGCAACAGAAATCTTAGAAAAATTACAAAACATTTTTCTTTCTTCTGAAGTTGAAGAGACTATCTCTGAAGCTGTTGAAGAAGCTACAACTGAGCTTTCTGAAGAGTTAGAGTCTACTAACGAAGTAATCACAGAAGAGGTTACTGAAGAAGTAGAAGCTGCTACTGAAGAAACAGAAGAAGTAGAAGAAACTGAGGAGACTGAAGAGGTTGAGCTTTCTGAGGAAACTGAAACTGAAGAAGTAGTTGAAGAAGCTACTGAAGAAGTTGAGGAGACTGAAGAAGAAGAAACTGAAGAAGTTGAATTAGCAGAAGAAAAAGAAGAGGAAGTACAAGCTCCTAAGTATGCTACTGTAGACGAAATGAATGCTATGAAAAATGACATTCTTAAAGCTATGGAAAGCCTTATGAAGGATAAGTACGAATCAGAAAAAGAAGTACCTGCTCAGTTATCTGCTGAGGAGATTGAACTAAGTGAGGAAGAACAAGCTGAAGAGATTGTACCTTCTCCAGAATCTAACGTTGAAGAAAAAAGAGAGTTTAAGTATGCTCAAGCTAGAACTATGACAACTCAAGACAGAGTATTCAACAGACTATTTAACAATTAATATTAATTAACATTAAAAACGCTTTAAAATGGCAACAACAACAAACATCACTACTTCTTACGCTGGAGAAAAATTGCAAGGCTTTATCGCTGCTGCTTTACTATCTCCTAACACTATCGAAAAAGGTGGATTAGAAGTAAAATCAAACATTAAATTTAAACAAGTTATCAAGAAGCTTGCTTCTTCTGACGATTTGGTAGCAGACGGTTCATGTGATTTCGCTGCAACTTCTACAGTAACTCTTACTGAGCGTTACTTAGAGCCTAAAGAATTTCAAGTAAACCTTCAATTATGTAAGCAAGACTTCCGTAACGATTGGGATGCTCTTTCTATGGGTATTTCTGCACACGACAGTCTTCCTCCATCTTTCGCTTCTTACTTAGTAGGACACGTAGTAGCTAAGGTTGCTGAGAAAATGGAAAACACTATCTGGGCTGGTCAAGACGGTAACGCTGGAGAATTCGACGGACTTATTGCTCTTGCTACTGCTGACGCTGACGTTGTAGACGTAGCTGGTGTTGCAGGTGGAGTTGACGCTTCTAACGTAATCGCTGAATTAGGTAAGGTAGTTGACGCTATCAGTACTGAGATGTATTCTAAGGAAGATTTGAACATTTACATCGCTCCAGATGTAGCTCGTTCTTACATCAGAGCTCAAGCTGCTTTAGGTTACAAAGACCTTTACCATGTTGGACAAACTTCTCTTGATTTCGAAGGAAAGAAATTGTTCATCGCTAACGGTTTAACTGCTGGTTACATGATGGCTGCTCAGTCTTCTAACCTTATGTTCGGAACTGGTCTTCTTTCTGACAAGAACGAAGCTAAAGTTATCGACATGGCTGATATCGACGGTTCTCAAAATGTTCGTATCGTATTAAGATTTACAGCTACTGTAAACTACGGTATCGGTTCTGAGATTGTTCTTTACACTCCAGGTGCATAATTAGACATCTGAATCTGTAGGGGGAGTTAACGCTCCCCTTATATTAAATTATTAATAACTCTTAAATTATAAAATTATGGCTTGTGATATTACAGGTGGTAGATTGGAAGCATGTAAAGAATCTGTTGGTGGATTAAGAAACATCTATGTTGCTAACTTTGATAGCGATATGTTTGATGGTCTTACTCTTGGTTCTAACGGAGAGGTTACAGCTTTGACTTCTGCTATTACTACATACAAGTTTGAGTTAAGAGGAGAGAACAATACTTTTGAGGAGTCTAACGAAAACTCAAGAGATAACGGAACTTCTTTCTGGACTCAAACAGGTAACATCGTCTTGAAATCTCAAGATGCTGCTACACAAAAACAACTTAAGTTACTTTCTTACGGAAGACCTCACGTTATTATTGAAGACTACAACGGAAACTTCCGTTTAGCTGGTTCTCAAAATGGTGTTGAAGTATCTGTAAGTACTTCTACTGGTGGTGCTATGGGAGACCTTAACGGTTACACTCTAGCTCTTGAAGGTAAAGAAATTTCTCCAGCTTTATTCGTTGACCCATCTATCATGGGAGACGCTGCTGGATTTGTTATCGATACTACAGTAATGAACCCATAAGAACTTAGCTTTCTTTAATAGAAGAGGGGTACAGAAATGTACCTCTTTTTTTATGCGTTTCATTTTCAAACACAATAATACCTTTGTCGTTATATATTTATGAATATACTAGATATAAATACATTACCTACACTAACATTGAATGTTACAGGTAGAGAAGGGGATGGTACGTCTGTTACGATAATTAACCAAGAGTCTAAAGACTCTATACAATCATCTAACTTTACTTACACTCAAGGAGAGACACTTGTTGTATCTATTGACAACCAAGACTTCTTAGACTCTATAGAGCAGAATACTACTTTATCTGTAATACTGTACTCTAATAAGATACCTTTATATAGAGATGTAGTTAGGTTTAGAGGAGAGCTTAATACAGCTAACGAGTACATTCAATATAATAATGACGATGATTACTTTGTATATGAGGGTGTTCAATATGATGAGGACGATGCTCATGTAACTTATGGTGGGGACGATGTAAGTGGAAATACTGAGTATGGAGATAATACACAAGTTATAGGTGGAGATACAAGTGATGGAGCATCAGCAACAACACCAACAGATGTATCTGAACATGGAGAGTATGCTGTTAAGTATGACTTAGATAATGATGGTAGAGGAGAGGTTAAGTTCTCATCTCAAGTAACAAATAGATTAGACCAAAATACTAAGAACGCATTTGGAGACTTTAAGGTTCGTTCTGATGAATACGGAACGTTTAATAGTAGTCCTTCAAGCTTAGAAGAGGTTACGGTATATTCTTATAGCTTTAACTCTAACGAAGGTAACTTCTACGGATATCATCCAGACTCTCAATCATCATCATTAAATCCAGATTTAGTAAATACACTAGAGAGAGACTTTGGTACAGACCCTCTTGGAAACGTTATAGGTCCAAAGAAGTATTGGCACTTTGAGTTTGGTCAAGATGAAACATTTAACAAAACATTAGTTAGACTACAGCAAAGAGAAGAACGTTCTTTAGCTTTAACTAATTTTGAAACAACTATATTTAAAGAAGATTCTATAGCTGACTGGACTGTAGGTATGAGTATCTATTCTGATGCTACAGGTACTTCTGTTACAGATAACTATTCAGACAGTTATGCAAACGTAAACGACTTAGACAGATACCATTTTATATCTAAAAACGAATCTGGAGTTTGGGTACTTGTTAGATGTACTGACGGTGTTGTAACTCATGTAGAGTCTGTAGAGGACACAGATTACGTTAAGTATATGGAAATGTACAATGTATCTATACTTAATACTCCTTGGGAGAATGCCCCTTCAGGTAGATTATCAACAACTAAAGCATGGGTTGAAGGTAAGTTAGCTCAAGAAGGAATAGGTTTATCAGATGACGGAGCTGTTCAGTATGAAAACTCACTCATAACTATTAAAACTTCTAACACTTATAGAGCAGACGAAAGAACTGTTTTAGAAATATCCAACGGAGAAATTGGTTCTATAGGAAGTAGAGCTTATCGCTTAGGTATAACTCCTAACATACAGAAAGTATATCACGAACATATAGTATACACAGAGGGAGACGAGTCTTTATTAACAGCTTCTGATGAAGATAGATATAATTTTATACTATTAGCTCCTCTTGTTGACTCATTACATAACTTAGAGTTCTACGAGCAAGATTGGTTAATATTAGAAATAGACAGAGCAACAGGCTTAATATCAGATAGAGCTTGGATAACACCTCAATAAATCGTTATATATATAACACAATAAGTAAAGATGGAAAGTAATAATATTAGAGTAATAGAATTGTCAGGTTATCAAACACCTATCGTACAAGAGCAGTATAACAAAGACTGGGTTAAGTACGGAGAAGACAATAACTATTTTAGAACATTAATTGATAACTACATGGGTTCTCCTACGAACTCTCGTTGTATTAACGGTATTGTTGATATGATTGCTGGTAGAGGCTTAGAGGCTACCAATAGAGATGAAAACCCAGAAGGTTACCTTAAGATGAAAAAGCTTCTTAAAAAGCGTGTAGTTAAGCGTATAGTGCATGATTACAAGATGTTAGGTCAAGCTGCTGTTCAGGTTACTTATAATAAAAGAAAAAACAGAATACTTAAAGTATCTCATTTCCCTATGGAAACTCTTAGAGCTGAGAAATGCGGTAAAGACGGTATCATTAAAGCATACTACTATCATCCTAAGTGGGAGAACTTAAAACCATCTGAGAAGCCTAAGCGTATTCCTACATTTGGCAACGGTTCTAAAGGTCAGCTTAATGAGATTTATATTATCAAACCTTATAGAAGTGGTTTTTATTACTATGCTCCTGTTGATTATAATGGATGTTTACAATACTGTGCTTTAGAGCAAGAGGTGTCAAACTATCACATTAACAATATTAAGAATGGTTTACAGCCTTCTTTATTAATTAATTTCAACAATGGTACTCCACCAGAAGAAACACAAGCTGCTTTAGAGCGTAGGATATATGAGAAATTCTCAGGTTCTTCTAACGCTGGTAAGTTTATCATTGCTTTCAATGAGTCACAAGAAACTAAGGCCGACATAGAGCCTATACATTTACCAGATGCTCACGCTCAGTATCAGTTTATGTCTGATGAAGCAAGAGAGAAAATCATGCTAGGTCATGGTATTGTTTCTCCTATCTTATTGGGTATTAAAGATAATACAGGTTTCGGTAACAATGCAGAGGAGCTTAGAACTGCTGCTGTACTTATGGATAATGTAATTATCAGACCGCTACAGGACGAGATTATTGATGCCCTTACTGATATATTAGATTTTAACGGTATCGAATTAGACTTATACTTTGTAACTCTTCAACCTATTGAGTTTACAGAATTAGAAAATATCTCTACTAAAGTTAAGAGAGAAGAAGAAACTGGAGAGAAACTTAGTGCACAAGAACCTATTGAGTTAGAACCTCTTGTAACTAATGTAGAACCAACAAATGTTGAACTTAAAGAAGAAGAAGAGTAATGGCAAGGAAAGCAATATTTATTAGCGTAACAGACCTCAAGAAGAGGTCTTTAATTGACGGTAACGTTGATAGCTCAAAGATATCACAGTATATTGAGGTGGCTCAGGATATACATATCCAGAACTACTTAGGAGGTAAGCTATATAAGAAAATGCAAGAGCTTATAGTTAGTGGAGAAATACTAGATGAAGGGTACTCTGATTATAAGACGTTGTTAGATGACTTCATTAAGCCTATGCTTATATGGTATTCTCAAGCTACACTTATGCCTTATATATCATTCTCTGTTAATAATGGAGGGGTACAAAAGAGAACATCTGAAACTTCTGATGTAGCAACAAGAGATGAGTTAGCTTATCTTACACAAGAGATGAATAGTACTGCTGAGTTTTATACTAAGCGTTTCTTAGATTATATGTGTTTAAATAATATTAAATATCCAGAGTATAGTCAAAATACGTCTGAGGATATGTACCCAGACAAAGACGTTAATTATACTGGTGGATGGTATATATAATGCTATGAGTTTAAAAAAGAAAAAGAATATGTATAAGCCTAAAAAGGCTAATATAGTTAAATTAGAAAAATACTTAAATAATAATGAGAAAGCCGATTTTAGCATATATACCAGCACTAGCAAGAAATCAGGGAGTTAACGCTGCGCACCCTATTAGTCAGCAGTTATTTGTAAGAAGAACATCTGAAGCTACAAGAATAAACAGAGACGGTCTTATAGAGCAAGTATCTCCTGAGTTACCTAGACAGGACTGGGAAGGTAGCAACTGCCCTAGTTTGTTATTAGAACCAGAGCGTAAAAACTATGCTTTAAATAATACTCAATTACAATTAAATGATACAACAACTAGCGGTTCGACTATAACAAAAACAGGTAACTTTGCTGCAGCTCCTGACGGAACTATAACAGCTACAAGATTGCAGGCTTCAGGTACTTCAGGTTATGCTTTATTATCTGTAAATAATACAAATCCCACTCAAGACGATAATGGTGGTGGATATTATCGCTCCTCAGTATATGTTAAGAGTAATACAGGTAGTACTCAAACTATAGCTTTTTATGGTCAATCTACTCAAGGCTCAAAAACTCACGAAATAGGTAATGAATGGAAGAGAATAGATCTTTTAGCTTATCGACCTTCAGGCCCAAAGTATACTTATTTAGGTCTACATATTAATAATGGAAGTGATGAGGAATTAGATTTTTTAGCTTGGGGTGGTCAAACTGAATTGGTAAATAGTTACCCATCAAGTTTGATTTACACAGAAGGTTCTGCTGTAACAAGAACAAAAGATTACGCAACAGGGTGGTCTGGTAGTTGGATAAACGACGCTGATTTATCTGAAGGAACATTTTTTGTAGATGTAACTCCCTTTGATAGCGGAAGCCAAACTACAATAGGCTTAAGCGATGGAAGTGATAGTAACAAACTTGTACTAATATTTCAAAGTTATGGCACACAAGTTAGAGTATATTCAAGCGGTGGTGTAAGTAGTTTTTTAAATTTAACGTTTGACCAAAGAAATAAAATAGCGGTCACTTTTAAAGAGAATGAATATAAGTTTTTTATAAATGGTGCTTTATTAGGTAGCGATACAAGTGCAACTATACCATCAGGAATAGATAGATTAAACCTTAGTAATAGAACAGCATCTACCAATTTCTTTGAAGGTAAAGTACACGATATAAGAGTTTTCGACTACGTTTTATCTGAAGAAGAAGCTATTAGATTAACTAACTAGAAAGTACAATGCACGCATAAAATTGCGTTATAAAAACATGGATTGGAAGTCTACATTTTTTGTTAACGCAGCAGCTTATAGTGTATCTCTTACATCTATAAAAGACGAGGTGCAAATAGCTGTAATGATAGTTGGTATCGTCTGGACGTTAATACAATGTGCTCAAGGTATAGCTAACTTAGCTGATAGAAAATGGAAAATAGACAGAGCTAAAAGGATAAGAGCTTTATCTAAAAAGAAAAAGAAAGATGACAAAAAACTTCGCAAAAAGTGAATTCGACTGTAAGTGTGGGTGTGAAATGCCTAAGCATGTAGAAAATAACATTAAAGAGTTAGCTGATAATCTACAGGTAGTTAGAGATATGCTTGGTGGACCAATAAGAATTAACTCTGCTTACAGATGTGAAGCTCACAATAAAGATATAGGTGGAACTCAATTTTCACAGCATATAAAAGGAAACGCAGCAGATATAGTAATAAAAGGCTTAAGACCAGAACAAGTTGTAATTGCGTTAGACAGAATGATAGAAGCTGGTTTTATAAAACAGGGTGGTATTGGTGCATACCAAACATTCACTCATTATGATATAAGGGGGTACGAAGCAAAATGGTAGGACGATTTGTATATAGATTAGTTATTTATGTAACATTATTTGCTTTTGCATTACAGGGGTGTAGAGGTCAAAACTTTGTTGCTGACGAAGAGCTTATGCCTTATGTGCATGAGTATATGAGCTTTCTTAAAGATAATAAAATAGGTATGCAATTTCAAACTAAGTTTGTAGTTTCATTTAATCCTTTTTTAGATGCTTTTAGATTTGCAGGATATGCAGAAGGAATGGATAAAGACAAAGAAGTTAATGTATATGTATCTAAGTCTGTATGGAATAGAAGTAATGAAGGACAAAAAAGATGGTTAATATTTCACGAACTATCACATGATATATTTAACTTACGTCATGGTACTTGTGAACTTATGAAACCACAAATGGATATTAAAGATAATATGGAAACCTTTGAGATAGCTAAAAAAGAATTAGCTGAGGTTTTAAAAAATAAGTAGTTATGAGTGATAACCCAAAACTAAGAAAAAATGGAGGAGAAGGAACTAAAGTTGGTAACTTCTTAAGAAAGATTAACTTTGCTAAGGCTGCTGAGGTTGTTGGTAATTTAGTTACTGGTAACATAAAAGAAGCTATTAATGTTATTGCAGACAAAGACAATGGTATGACACCAGAGGAAAGAGAATTTGCTTTAACAGTAATGCGGTTAGATATAGAGGAAATGGAGTCGGTTACAAGACGATGGGAGTCTGACATGAACTCTGATAGTTGGTTAGCTAAGAACGTTAGGCCTTTATCTCTTGTGTTTCTTACAGTATCTACAGTTGCTCTTATATATTTAGACTTCTACGATTCTGAAATAGATGTACCTACAGAATGGATTGACTTACTTAAGTCATTATTACTTGGTATATATATTGCATATTTTGGTTCAAGAGGTTTAGAGAAATACAAAAAGATATAACACTCATATATCTTCCCTAAACAACGAGCCGAAAGGCTCTTCTTTAATAGTAAAGGGGTACAAAAAAAAAAGACAATATTATCCCTTAATACATTTAATGAGGCGGTTATATGCACCACCTCGCTATAAGTTTGGTTTTCGTTATCTCTGTATCTCTAAATGTTTAGATTTCTATTGAAATCCTTTTATTGAGATAACTTATATAAAGAAGAAGTTACAAAAAATTTCTGACATATGCAAGCTTTTTTACTTATAACTTATGAACTTTATAAGTTTATCATAACTCTACAGGTTAAATCATTTATTTTTATTATATTTGATTGATGGGTTATTACGTCAAAAATCACAATATTGAATACACATTCGACTATACGTTAAAGGATGATACGGAAGGACTTGACAATTTATATTGGAGTCAGTTCGGTTGTAAGTGTGATAAGTGTAATGTTAAGTCTGGCAAGAACTACATGGAGAGATTACCTGTTTATATCTTAGATGATATATCCAGAGAAGAGAGAATGAGGTTCTATATAGATATGGCTTATGTATGTAAAAAAGAAGCTGATAAGCTGCCATTATTAAGTAAAAGTTCACATAGAGTTGGTTTAGGTGTTAGAGTAAGATGTACAGACCATAAGCAAAGGTTTAGGCTTATAAGGGGACTAATAGTTAGAGGAGTTAGTCGTATACATGTTGCAGAAGAGTTTGTTTACTTTGACACAGACACATTGAAACCAATGGAATTTAAGCAAACACCAGATAATTACTACGGTGCATAGTGTCATATTTTGTTTTGTTTTAAGAAGGTAGGAAGAAATTTCTGCCTTTTTTTTTGGTAGATTGGATTATTTTTCGTATGTTTGCATCATCAATAACAATAAAACACTATAATTATGACATCAACACATGAAATTAAATTAGCAGGATTAAAACTAGAAGTAACAGGTTACTACGATTCAGGAGAAGAAAGTAATCATTTTGTACAAGGTTCTCCAGCTTACTTTGAAGCAGAGGAGGTTAAAGTTGACGGAGTTGACTTAACACAACTATTTTCAGACTACATCGGACTTGACGAAGTAGAAAATACTGTAATGGAAGAATACTACTCATAATGACTTTAGAAGAAAAACAAGAATACAATGCATGGCTGCAGAAAGTAGGTGGGTTAGCTTTGGAATGGTCTAAGGCTCGTCCAGACAATAAAGACCTACAAGCTTTAGTAACTGGTATATCTAAAATGGGAATATTCACAAACTCTTTAATGAAGGAGAATACAGAATTAACTATGGTAAAAGATAAAACTATAGACGAGTTTAAGGATATAACTCAGTTAATGTACGATAAACTAATAAAATAAATGTTAAAAAACTTGCGTATATCATTTATATTTCGTATGTTTGCATCAAATAAATAAATTATGGCACTAGAAGTATTAATAGTAAACGAAGACAGATACCTTGTTAACACAGCATCAAAAGGTGTTGACAAAACTTGTGACGAGATTATATCACAATACGGTATGCACCCCACATTAGATTGGGATATAGTAAGAGATATAGATTTAAAACGATAATTATGACAGAAGAAGTAAAACAAATAATTGAGAACGCTTGGGCAAACCCAAGTTGTGAAATAGAAGTTGTATCTAACTGTTGTTCTGCTCCTGCATCACACTTTGACATATGTTCAGACTGTGGAGAACACGCAGACTTCATAAACTTAGGAGACGATGAATAAAGAATACTTAGATGAGTTTGTAGACAAAGTAGTTAAGCTACATAACCAAAACATGATGCTTAGAGCTACTATTCAACGTAGAGACGAGAAAATTGCTGAACTATACCTTATGCTTGAAGGATATAAGATTCAAATGAGGAAACAACAAGCAGTAAACGAATTAGCACAAAAGAAAATAGATTTAAAATGAAGGACTTAATAACATTTAAAAACGCACAGATTGAAGCTTTACAGAGTGTAATAGCAGACAATGACAAGACAATTATGCAGTTGGAGACATTTATCTTCGAGCTGACCGACAAAGACTCTCCAGAGGAGTATAAACAAGTAATTAGAAACGAAGTTTTTGGAAACAATGAATGAGAGAAACGATTATTTATATAAGCTATATATTTGGCTTATGTTTAACCCAGAGATATTTGTGCAGAACATCTTACCAGATGAGCTGCTAGAAGAACTCTATTATTTTGAAAGATTAACATTAAAACAATATTATGAAGAAAACTAATAAATACTTTAACGAACTAATGCTTATTGCATTAATAGCCTTTATACCTATGAGTATGCTCAGTTGTAGCGTAGATGAGGTTGTTGTAGAAGAAAGTTGTATGTACGACTCTTCTATTATAGGTCAGTATAAATCTGACTTGAATCCTAATATCATTTACACATTTGGTATAGATAATTGGCACATTACACAGGATGATGTATTTATATCTGACAGGTTCTATTGTGTTACAGAGGATAGTAACTTAGGTGTATCAGGATATATAAAAGTAGAGCAGAATAATGATATAGATTACTTCTCTTATTATATTGTATATACGGATTCTGTAGAAGGAATTGTGATAGACGGAATGTTTTATCAAAAATTATAAAGAAAAAGCTTGCATATGTCATTTATATTTCGTATGTTTGCACAGTAATAATTAAAACAATATATATATGAGTACATTTTTTGAGAAAGTATTAAAGGTTCAGACAGAGTTGAAAGCTCCAAAGAACCAGCGTAATAACTTCGGTAAGTATAACTACCGTAGTTGTGAAGACATCCTCGAAGCTGTCAAACCTCTACTTAAACAATCAGGTCTTACATTAATGGTAACAGACGAAATAAAAGAAGTAGGTGGTTTAACATTCGTAGAAGCAAGAGCTGTATTATTTGATTCAGAAGGACGTATTGAGACTACCGCACAAGCTGGTATAGACCCTAATCGTAAGGGTATGGATATAGCTCAATCATTCGG